ACTTTCCGATCAGGCCAGTTCAATCGGTTTCGCATGTGAAGTACTACGATCAGAACGCCGAAGCAGAAGCGACTTTCACCGAGTACACCTTCGATGCTTCGCAGCAGATGATCGTTCTGAACACCGATGCTTCATGGCCGACTGATGCGATCGATGTGAAGATCACGATCGTTGTCGGTTACGGTGACAGCGAACCATCGGTGCCAACAGTTCTGAGGCAAGCGATCTACATGCAAGCGGGCAAGTGGTTCCAGAATCCGACGATGGACATGAATGATGTGATCTACACTGACGCACCATATAGGCGACTGATCGAGCGATTCACTCGGAGTGACTATCCGTAATGGCAAGACGAAACAAGATCGGAAGCAGGCGATACATCGCCACCTTCTTCGCTCACGATGGGACTGTCGATGGTGCTGGCCAACCTACCTTCAATGATCCCGCAGCATGGCAACAGATCGTCACTGGTTGGTACTGCGAGTGTCTCGCTACATCGGGTGGCGAGACGCTTCGAGGTCAGCAGGTAACAGCGCAGACGAAGCGAGTGCTATACGGTGACTTCGCTGCTGTCAGATCTGTCAGCGCTCGTATGCGATGCAAGGTCGACGGCATTGTGAGCGATGTGATCTCGGTGCTTGATGACTCTGGCGAAAAGCGCGAGATGCGCGTTCAGCTGGGAGAAGAACAGTGAGCAGCAGCAGCATGTTCGGCAAGATCCGAATGCAGGATCGCGAGCTGAGATACAAGCGTCGATTCGATCGAAGGAAACGCAGCTCTAAGCGAGGCGTCTCGTTCAGAATCACGCCAGCGACCGAGAAGATGTTCACACAGTTACCGGTCGAGATGCGACTCAAAGTTCTCAAAGTTGCAACCCGAGCCGGTGGCAATGTAGTGGCGCGTAAAGCGGCAGCGTATGCAAGACCGCATCAGTCGCGAAGAACTGGCACAGCGAAACTACAAGCGAAGGCAACTCGCGATCAACGAGCGAACAATCCGAAGAACCTTTCGCAGTCGCTTCGAACGAAGGTGAAAGTTTACAAGAACGCTGTGCTGTGCATGATCGGACCAGAGCGACCATGGGGCAATATCGGAAACGTGTTCGAGTATGGTGGCATGATCCCACGATGGAACAAGGAAGGCGGTCGAACTGATCGAACTCGACAGCGACCCAGACCGTTCATGCGAGCCGCTGTCGATACCACAAGACATCAACAGAAGCGAGCGTTCATCCTTGCTGTGAAGAAACGGTGGAAAGAACTATGAGCGCGAAAGACATCACCGAAGCATTCAGAGAACTGCTGCTGACTGATCCGAACATCGCTGGCATCGTCAGTGATCGGATAGTTTCTGATCAACTGCCAGAAGGAATGGCAACGCCTGCGATCGTGTTTTATGAGATCAGCAGCAACATCGACAACAGCATCGAGCCAGATGTGATCGTCGACTGCTCGATCAGCAGATTTCAAGTCGAAGCATTCGCATCGACTCGACCGATGGCAAGCAAGGTTCAACGAATGATCGTGAGACGCTGCGGCAACTTCATCGGCAAGATCGGCGATGTCGGAATGAAGACATCGCGACTGACTGGGCAATCATTCGAAACTGATCGGCCACAACTCGGATCGGCAGGCTTTCGCTATCTGAGTCGAGTCGACTATCAGATCACTCACTATCCCGTAGACATCAACTAGAAAGGTTCAACAATGGCATACTTAGGCGACACTGGACAAGGCGCTCTGTTCACGATGGTCGGACTCTCGCTACAGTCGCGAGTTAAATCGATTCAACTTCCAGAGTTCACGCAGGAGAAGATCGATGCGACGAGTTTGAACTCGTCAGGGTTCATGGAGTACATCGCTGGCGATGTCGTCGATCCCGGCGAGATGACGCTCGAACTGATCTTCGATCCACAAGACAACGTGAACGCACTCAGCTTGATGGGTGGTTGTGGCGAAGAAGCGGAAGTCGAGTTTCCTCGAAGTCCCTGCCGCACTGGTGCAACTACGAGCGCGACACTGATGGGCACAGCTTTCATCACCAATATAGCCATGCCGAATCTTGCTGTGAACGAGCTGATGATGGTGACGCTCACGATCGCGTTCGATGGCGGCACTGGTCCGACTTATACAGCAGAATCATAAGCAGCATCGATTAAGAAAGGAAAGCAAGTGAAGATCGAACTAGAGCAGCGAAGCGGCATCAACATCGCCACTGGTCAGAAGCAGTACTACGAAAGCTACTGGGTAAACCTCGATGGCGAACGAGTCGGCGCGATCAGTTGGAAAGAAGGAGCGAGCTTTCTGCCACGACGACCGATTGATCCGATCGCCATGAAAGCGATCAGGAAGAAACTAGAGCAAGCACTTGAACGGCAAGTGACTGATAAGCCAGAACCGCCAGAGATACCAGAAGGAATGTTTGATGACGAAGACGAAGGAAAGCACTACGAAGACGACTTCGCTGACCCGTGAAGCGCTGCTAGGCGCGATCAAGGCAACGAAGAAGATCGTGAGCGTCGAAGGCATCGGTGATGTCATGATCAAGTCATGGTCACCAGTGTCTCGATCGCGAAGACAAGCAGCGATCGCATCGATGAAGAAAGAAGATCAGTTCGCTCATGCGAATGCGTATGCCGTGATCGACATGGTGTGTGATGTGAATGGCGAACAACTGTTCTCGGAACAAGATCTGGCGATGCTGCTCAGCGATGATGTAAGTTCGAGCAAGCTCGATCGCTTGTACGATGCTTGCAGTGAGTTCGATGAGGATGTTTCGGGAAACGACTAAACCGCATTGATCGATTCGAGCGTGAGTTCGATCGCAACTCGCGACTAAGTTTCGTGTTTGCGATAGCGCTCGAACTTGGCATCGATGATCCGATCACTTGGTTCAATGCGGTTGGCGATCGTGTGATCGATGCTTGGATCGGTTACAAGAAGCACGAACTGAATCGATATAGCAAGAAGACAAGTGAGAAGTTAGAACCGACAGAAGCGCACGAAAGGTTAAAGCATGGCAGTTTCAATCGGCACCTTGCGAATGGACATCATCGCTCGAACTGACGAGTTCGAGAAAGGATTGTTCAAGACGCGAAAGGAACTTACTGCTGCGCGAAGAGTGTTCCGAAAGAACATGGATGAACATGACAAGTACGCGCATAGTTTGAACGAAGCTGATCGCATGTTGAAGAAGGGCAACATCACGCTAGCCTTGCATCGACGAGAAGTGGCTCGACTAAAGAAAGAGTATTCCGAAGCGCATACAATCATGGGCAGATTCTTGAAAGGCGCGAAGAGTCGCTTCGCTCAGTTTGCGATCGGTATGGCTAGTGCCGGAAGTGCGATCGCTGCATTCAGAAACATTCGCGAAGCTTTGAATGAGATCGATGCGCTCGACAAGGCTGCGGCAGGCATGGGTGAATCAGTTGCGAACATGCAAGCTGTCGCCTTCGCTGCGAGTCAGAGTGCGGGCATCGCAGCAGAGACGACTAATACAGCCATGGAGAAGATGGCTAAGCGAATCGCCGAAGCGGCGAACAATACTGGCGAAGCGAAGACAGCGCTCGAACTCTTGAACCTCGATGCTAAAGAACTCGTCAAGCTGAAGCCGTATCAGCAGTTCAGGTTACTCGCCGATGCCATGGAGGAGATACCCGATGCTGGTACTCGATCTGCGCTCGCTGCTAAGCTGTTCGACATGGAAGCAAGGCGACTGCATCTGACCATGAAAGGTGGCGCTGAAACGATAGACGAGTACCGAAGAAAGGCAGAAGAGTTAGGCATTCTCCTGACTGATGACATGGTGAAGAATAGTGTGGCTGCGAATGATGCCATCGATCGCCTCAGTCATTCGTGGGACAACTTGAAGTTGGTCGTTAGCGGAACATTAGCGCCAGCGTTCGAAGGCATCGCTGATGCGATGCAGAATGTGACGAACGTGATCACTAAGTTTAATAAGATCATGAACATGGACGGTGATGGCAGCTTCGCTGAGAAGATGCGAGACTTCGCAGGGTTGAACTTCAAGAGCCCAGATGAGATCAAACGAATCTTCATGAAGTACGGTGAGAAAGCGGCAGACGGTTTCTCGGATAAGTTTCTTCCTGCTTCTTGGCAAGAAGATGGCGCTGAGGTCTTCGAAGATCGCGTGAAGCAAGTTCAAAAAAGTTGGTGGAGCAAGTGGCTATTCGGTGACAGTACTACTCAGAAAACTTTCAAGCTGAAAGTGAAGGAAGAAGACGAGACTGGTGGCAAGTCTCTGCTCGAAGACGAGACGAAGGATGTGAACATTAAAGCGGGCATGACTGCTGAGCAAGATTCGATCGAAGAGTATCGATTCTTGCTAGAGAAGCAACAGCGCGAGAATCAGGCTCGACTTACCACAAGCAACATCGAAGCACTGAACAATAACACGAACGCAATTCTTCAAACCCAGAAGCGAGACGAGATTCACTATCCTCGTCGCTCGAATCTGCGGGAGGTTCAACTCGCGCCATGACGTTATACACTTACAACTATGAGTCGCATCGCCTTCGCTACGGTGACGCTGCGGCGTCTTCGACTGGCTCGACTGTTCAGCATGAAGCGAACCTAGCCTTTAGACTTCGCGTTAGTGACTACGATACACCGGACTGCACCAGCGGGCAGACAGCAGTCGAGACAGTGTTCGTCACTGCTGCTGAGGTGATGAGCGAGTATCCGAGACGATCGAACGGATCTGCCGTAAGTGAAGACGATCTGCCAGAGGCAGGCATGGACATCATGTTCGCGAATGGGAAGGTGTATCCGTTCATGCACTGTGGCAGCATCGCAGTGAAGCAGGACACGAAGGCTACTCAGGAGTTCGTTCTGACCGCTGTGTTTCGAAGCGAGCAGTTCGATCATGTCACTATCGGTCAGCTCGGTGCTGTAACGGTTCCTGCTGACTTGAACGCTTACCCAGTGATCTACCAAAGCGAGCAACGCCTCGTCGATTATGTTCTGTACGAAGATAACACACCGGCAGCCAGCGGCGGTCCGAAGCAGTGCAAGCTACCAACTGGGAACTTGTACTCTCAGCCGTTCATCGAGAAGGTTCCGAATGAGACTAAGATCGTCACTCAGTATGAGACGACAATGACTGACGAGATCGCTGCATCGAGGCTCGAACGAGTCAACGATGGTGTGTGGTTGGCAAGCGGCGATGCTAATCAGTGGAAGATCACCGACATTCAGTGGCAAGATGTTCGAATAGTCGTCGGCAGTGCTGCATCACCGACAGCGCTCGATTGCGCTCTCGTCGAGTACACTGTTCAGCGACTCGACAAGGATCAGGGATGGCGATCGAAGCGAGCGCTACTCGACACTCACTATCTCGCAACTTCTGGCGACGAGTCGACTCGAATGCCGTTCGTCACTAAAGAAGGTGGCAGAACGAACTACATCGGACAGATCGACTTGAATGGCATACCTTCGCCCAGTCAGCTAGAGTACGAGACGTTCATCGTTCAAGAAGAAATCGACTTTACGACCTTCCTACGATCTGAGTCGCCATGACACCGGACGAGTTCCTAAACTGGAAGAACGCTCGCGCTCAGATGCAAGCGACGAGACTGCCAGCGACGATGGCAGCTAAGCCACTGCCATATGATACGCAGATGGAAGTTGCTCGCGGTCAATCATGGATCGTGAAGACGCCAGCGAGTGGCATACCACCGAGAACGAGCTACACCCCCGGTCGAGCGCTCTGCGAGTCGTTCATCGTCGATGAGAATCCTACGCCGCCATCTCTGCTCGAAGAAACGAACCAAGACGCTGACACACTTGAGCAGTACGCTTACAACCTTTCGACTCAGCCAGTAGCAGGAGGTGAATGGTTCATCGCAACACAAGTTGGCAATGTTCTAGTCGTCGCTGCTGGTGGTGGTGGTGACGGTGCGAAGCGCGTTCAGTTTCGATCGACGACGAAGATGATCAACGGACAGATCACCGGCGAGATCATTCTCAGCGAAGGCGAGGGATCGCCGCAGGTTGGCGCTACGCAAGTGTTCGCGGATCCGTTCAATCTGTTCTACAGCGGCGAAGTTGATGCGATCGGCTGGGGCTACTATCGACCAGCGAACGAGCATTGTGAACTCGACGAAGGTCGATGGGAAGTTGAAGAACTGAGCTTGCCGCTCGATGAGTGTGTCGGCACAGTCACGACATGCTTGAAGAAGGATGACGAGGATGCTGCTGTCGAGATCAACATCAACAGTCAGTCGGCGATGTGGTCGCAGTATCACCTCGTCGATCTGCCACCAGAGATGAGCGGCTCGACAACCACGATCACAGCGCTGAACACATTTAAGCTAGACACATGCGCGACGAAGAAGGTGAGAGTTCGGCGCACGCCAGAGATGATCCCGAGTGATCCTTACAACTGCATTGTCCCAACTACGCAGACAAGCCAGCAGGCAGTGTGGCACATCGTTCAAGTTGAAGAACAGATCGCTCGATGGGCGAAGGTGCGATACAGCAACGGGCAATGGGAACCGTTCGGATCGGGAAGCGGAGGCGATTCGCAAACATGGGATGGATGTGATCCTTTCACTAGTGGCTGCGAGACGCCAGACATCATCGACGAGTGTGGTTTACCGCCTTGCATTCCAGAGAACACATGCGGCATCGCTCACTATCGGCCAGAGACTCATGAATACATCGTGACATCAACTGAGTCCGCACTGATGGGCTCGCCGACTCTTCGATCGGTGCCGGTAGCGATTGCCGATGCCGGTGCGTTATATCCTTGCGCTCTCGAAGTGACGCTTCAAGAAGTTTGCTTGTTTGAGAGCGACACTGATCCGATCATCGATCGAGTTACGCCAACCTATCTGACTGTTGATGTGGTTACTGATGCGACGACTCAGGGCAGTCAGATCTACTTGAACAGATCGACGATCACGACTTGTAGCATCACTGCCGCTGAACCAGATGTGATCGACATCTGCCCGCTGCTGTGCGCCTGCGATCAGTTCTATGAATGCTGCTCTGCTCAGTGTGGTTGTGATCAAAGCGATTGCGTGTGGGACTGGGATCCTGTTGCCGAACAATGGATAAACACTGTTCCATGCCCAGAAGGATGTGACTGTTCAGGCACTGCGCCACCTACACCAGCACCGGGCGATCCGACAACTGTCACTTATCCATGCGAAGATGCTGCGATCGTCTGCTGCGACAATGTATCGGCAAGCACTGCGGTCAGCTTCGTCGACTTTCAGTTTACGAGTCCTTGTAACTTCGACACTACGCAGGGCACACTCGCCGCTGGCAGTTCATCCTTCTCCGCTGCCGGTCCATGTGGTGCGACTCTGACTTTCAGCGTGACATGGCAGAATCAGAGTTGTGGTTCTTCGCAGACAACCGGAGCGACCGCAGTGCTGAAACAGAACAATACCTGCTGCTACTGGGAGATCACTCTGAACTCGCCGACTGCTGCTTGTCAGTTCGATCCCGGTTGTGATCTGTCAGCTGGTTGGCCGGGCAACACAATACTTGTACCAACTTGCGATGGCGAGACTTCGCTTGACTGTTCAACGTATCCGCCGGGCGATGATTGCCTTGCTGGTTGCGATGATGGCGGTTTCGACTTCCCGAGTTTCAGTGTCACGAATATCGGAGACTGCAACTTATGATTGATGAGCATGAAGACAAGCAGAGAATCAAGCGACTTCGCAAGCACTACGCAGCACAGCAGCGAACGAAAGATCGAGATCAGCGTCGAGAAGAACGCGAAGCGGTTCGACAAGCGGCATCGAAGTGTAAGCCGAAACCGATAGGCACTAAGCGACCAGCGCTCAGCGCAGAACAGAAAAAGGAGAAACTGCTTTCACAGCTTGATCAGACGAAGCTCGGCGACTCGTTCGTGATCAGCCAGATCGATGGTCTGTTCATCGGCTGTTCATCATGCAAGTCATCAGTTCGCCACATCATGAACAGATGGGACATCGACGAAGATCCAGATACACTGATGCCGAAGATCGATCGAGTTGCTACAACTGTTTACAAGAAGCAGACCGCGAAGCAGCAGATGAATATGACCGTGAAAGAAGTCGCGGTCGTGATCATTAAGCACATCGAATCATTCAGACAACGAAACCCGATAGCATTGGAAAGCATCAATGAAGAAAGAGAAAGCATCACTGAGCGTCGAACAGAAACACTTGACGCTGCTAGTTTCAGATCCGTCGAACTTGCGCCAGCACAGCGAACGTAACATCGAGGCGATCAAGTCGAGTCTCGTTCGCTTCGGTCAGCAGAAACCGATCGTGATCGATTCGAAGAATGTCGTTCACGCTGGAAACGGTACTCTCGAAGCAGCGAGACAGCTCGGTTGGGAATCGATCGCATGTGTGAGATCAGATCTCAGCGGTTCAGATCTGACAGCGTTCGCCATCGCTGACAACAGAACGGCAGAACTTGCGAACTGGGATGATGATGCTCTAGCTTCGACACTGCAATCACTCGACTCGATCGATGAATCGATGCTCGCTGATCTGGCTTTCACTCACGATGAACTGATGGCGATGCTGCCAGAGAGCGACAGCATAGCCGAAGACGATGAGATCCCGGCAGTGCCGAAAGATCCGGTGACGAAGAAAGGCGATGTTTGGATCTGCGGTGATCATCGATTGATGTGCGGCGACTCGACTGACTCAGATCAGATCGCGAAGCTCATGAAAGGCGATCAGGTTGATCTCTTGTTCACCTCGCCACCTTACGCACTGGGCAAATCGATCACTGTCGGTGGCAACACTGCGATGAAGAACGCCAGCTCGCCATATGTTGGCTACAAGGATGAGAGCGAAGGATGGGGTGATCTGATGCAAGGGTTCTTCGATGCGAGTGCCGATCATGTCGCCAGTGCTTACGTCATCAATGTTCAGTCGCTCGCTGGTAACAAGCGGCAGCTCACGAAGTTCATCGCTGAGAACGCAGATCAGTTATGCGATGTAGCGATATGGGACAAGACTCACGGACCGCCAGCGATGGCTCAAGGCGTTCTGGCTTCGCAGTTCGAGTACTTGCTGATCTTCTCGAAAGAGAAAGACGCATCTAGC